CCTCTCCGTGGAGTTCGTAGGGCCCCGCGAGCTTCCTTCCGCCCGCGTCGCCGAGGTATTGGAACCCCTCAAAGTCCGTCTCATCACTGCGATGGACTCCTTGAGATCATTCGTCGCTCGTCCCCTCCAGAGCGCCTTATGGCATTACCTCCGTACCTTCCCGATGTTCTCTCTCATCGGGGAGCCCGTCACTCCAGACGTCCTCTCCTCCCTATTAGATCTTCACCAAGATCTCTTCGGGACCCAGGACCCCTTCGTCTCTGGAGACTACTCAGCGGCCACCGATGGCCTCGACATCCGAGCCTCGAAGATCATTCTCTCCGAGATCCTCCGAAAACTCGACCCATCGGACCATCTCCTTCGGCCCCTACTGTCCGAGATCCTTCTCGAACAGATGATTGAGTACCCAAAGTGGTCGAAGCTTGATCCCATCATTCAACGCAACGGCCAGCTTATGGGCTCCATCCTATCCTTTCCGATTCTTTGTATCGCCAATTCCTATACATACTTCCGTTCTCTGCCGGCCCATATGCAGAAACAAGTCTTGTCTGGTGAGCTCCCTCTCCGAAAGCTCCCAGTGAAAGTTAACGGCGATGACATCCTCTTTCGAGCGTCATCTTCCTACTCTCAATACGACTCTTGGCTCCAATCCATCCGAACGGTAGGATTTACCCCGTCTCAGGGCAAGAACTTTATCCACCCTAGGTTCTTCACCGTCAACTCCCAACCAATGGAGTACGTCCCTGATCCACGGTTCCGCCTTCCTTGGCAGAATGAGGAGGTTCCAAACCTCGACGACTGGGCGGACGACGTTGTCCCCCTAGATGAGTCCCTGCGGAGATCTTCCGCACTCATCCACGGATATATCAACGTTGGTCTACTAACTGGTCAGGCTAAACTCACCGGAAGAGAATCTCTCGGTGTTGTTCCCCTTTCTGGTTGGCATTCCCAATCCGTCGTCTCGGCCGTCAATCCTCCCCAGGCCCACAAATGGTTTCTCCATTACCATCGGGAGACCATCGATGTCATGACTCGGTACGGAAAGGTGTCTCTCAACCTTTTCGCACACCCCCTTCTGGGTGGTCTTGGATTTGTTATCCCGCAAGGGGTCATTCCAAGATACTCAGAGGGCCAACGAGCTCTCGCACACCAACTCTACCTCGCGGCTAAGACTCCTTTCCAGGGTCAAGCCCGTGATTATCCTCTCAAGAGTTTAATCTCGATCGGAACGTCCGACTCCGCCGAAACGCGCATCCTTGGCTATCGACCCCAACACGTCGAGGTCTATATGCACCCGTTAGTCGGACCTCTTCCGGAGGGAGTCCAACCCTTTCAAGACACGTCGTCCGTCTATGAAACCAAGTTGGCTCATCCAACGCCTTTCTCCGAGAAATCGCCGATGGTCGCGACTTGTCGATTGACGAATCGACAACTCCGCGAGTTGACCACGGCGTTCAGACACGAGAAGACCCTTCATCCTATAGAGGAAATGCATCGGTTTGACTTCCGACCTATCGCCATCTCTCGAGATGCCGTGCGTGACGGAGTCATCCACCCGATCATTTTCCACTGGAGGCCTGAAGAGGCGTTGGACGACTTCCCGTCCGTACCCCAAGAGGAGGAACCATCCCATCCTTCTCCTGAAGATCTCCTAAGTCTCGGAGATCTCCTCGATATGCTCGTCGCCAACGCAGACGTCCCTATCGAGGGTTCGGATCAAGAACTGTGGGAACTTCCCGCCCTTCCGGTGGCCCTCAATGACGAGATCACAGCTGGCAAACGCCTCCTCCCGGTCTCCGAGAGAATCCGCCGAGAACTCGAAGACACGTCTCGCCACCTTCGCAAGAAGGAAACGGTCCGTCGTCTTCGGGCGTCAAAGGAATTTCGCCGTCAGTTCTATCCCAACAAGATGGAAGTTGAGGAGGCTCGTTTACAAGACGAGATCTAAACCGAATCAACCAAGTCTGTTGGAGGGAAAAGTGGTTTCAGACACCATAAGTCTGAGGTCCGTCATGACCTTAAACTGTCAGTGCGTCAACACTCTAAACTGGCATGGGGTCAAGTTAGTAAAGGACCAAAATGGTGACTTCACAGTCTTAATACTTCCATGCTATCCAGAATGCCGAGAGACTGCACGGCTCCGCCTCACTCCCTCTTTGAGGTTAACTTGATGGACAGTCCTGGTCGCTTACCAGGATCCCATACCTAAGCCAACTTCCGTTCACAATATGAATCGCAAGAACACTAAGCCGAGGGTTCCCCCTCGACCGGCCACTCGCCGTTCAAACGGGAACGCCACTCCAACCCGACCACAACCGATCAAGCGACAATCTCGCCTCTCATCGGCCGCCGCTGCGGCATACTCCACACGTCTCGGATCGTTTGAACCGAACGTCGTCGGGTCTTTCCGCAAAACCACGATTAAGCACCGTGAGCTAATCGCTTCTGTGACAGGCACTGTTGCCTTCACCGTCGCGAACAGCTTCGCCCTCAATCCTGGTTTGGCCCAAACCTTTCCCTGGCTCTCAACTCAAGCCCTTGGTTGGGAACAGTATAAGTTCAACAGACTCAAGTTCTGTTACTATACTAGAACCGGAACCGCCACTCCTGGTTCCGTCCTCCTCGTACCTGATTACGATGCCGCTGATTCTGCTCCTCTCTCTGAGCAAATCGCGTCCGCGTATCGGGATTGCGTTGAGGAAGTTCCTTGGGTCGAGTCATTCTCATGTGAACTCGATCCCTCCGCCCTGCAAGGAAACGTTGGTCCAACCGGACGACATTTCGTCCGAACGGCCCCCCTCGCGGCCAACCTCGACATCAAAACGTACGATTGTGGAAACCTCCACCTCGCTACCGTTGATGGCACGGCTGTCCCTTGGGGCAAACTCTGGGTTGAGTACGACGTCGATCTCTACGTCCCTCAACTTCCTCCGACTGGCGCATCCAACTTTGCGTCATCCTTGGTCAACTCGACCGGCACAGGATCCACTACCACCGCCCCTTTAGGTAGTGTTTCCTCTCAAGTCGCTCGCGGACCAGTTTCCATCTCTACGACCGGTACAAATGTAGTCTCCTTCTCGGGACTCATTCCGGGCACGTCGTATAACATCCAGTTCTTCACTGGAGGTACTACGGCTGCTACCGCAACATTGAACACTTTTGTCGGCTTCACCGCCGGCAATCAGCTCTCAATCCTTACGGCATCCGCTGGAAACATCTGGGGCACCCAAAGTGCAGGTACCTCGTATACCTTCACAGCGACCGCGGTCTCAGGCTCAATCAATTACCAACTCGGTACGTTGACTGTTCCTACGGCTGCGGCGGTGATCCTCACCGCACTTCCTCCTAGCTTCGGCTATTAGGTTGCCGCACCAATGTCCATGTCACCGTCAATGACACGTTTGTCCCGTCAAGACAGGCCTGATCGCCTAACGATTCGTCACCCGAACGTCACTCGGGGGCTGGCAAGATTCCTACTCCACGACCCATGGACCAACTCTTTGGTTCATTCCGGGAGCCATGGCAGAAATAAAGATCTTGTAGAGGGAAC